CCAAGCAAGCCAAGGGTGATGTCCCGACACGAGGGGCAAAGAAAAAACCGCTTATAGGGGCTGTAAAGCCTCGTATTCACACGCCTTTGCTAAAAGGTGAGTCTAGGTTGCCTGAAGTAATGAAGTTTTTGAAAACTATCAACATAACTTTGTTGCCTTGGCAAGAGTTTGTACTTGATGACATGTTAAAAGTTGATAAAGACTTAAAATTTAAGCGCCGCAGTTTGCTTGCAATTACGCCCCGCCAAAATGGAAAAACGGAACTTGCAAAAGTTATGATCTTGGCTCACTTGTTTGTTTTTAACTCCAAGAACATAATTGGCTTATCCTCTAACCGATCTATGGCATTTGATGTGTTTAGAGCTGTGGCAAACACAATTGAGGAAAATGATGTGTTGTTGCAAAAGACAAAATCAATTAGATACACAAATGGACAAGAATCAATTACATTAACCGATAACACTCGTTATGAGATTGTTGCGGCAACTCGCGACGGCGCTCGCGGTAAACACGCCGACTTGTTATTTATTGATGAGTTACGCGAAATCTCAGTTGAGGGCTTTCAAGCAGCTGTGCCTACAACAAGAGCAAGACCAAATGCACAAAGCCTTTATTGCTCAAATGCAGGGGACGCATTTAGTACGGTGCTTAATGATCTTAGAACGAAAGCAATGGAATACCCAAGTCCTACATTTGGGTTTTATGAATACTCAGCCCCAATGTCAATTAGACAAAACTTGCAAGATCGTAAATTGTGGGCAATAAGTAATCCAGCTTTAGGTCACACAATTACCGAGGAAGCAATTGAGGAATCTATTGCAACTAACTCAATAGAGGCTACTTTGACTGAAACATTTTCGGTTTGGATAGATTCTCAGGTATCACCATGGACATTTGGCTCTTTAGAAGCTTGCAGTAATTCTGAGTTAGTTTTACCTGTTGGTGCAATGACCGTGTTTGCATTTGATGTAAGTCCGTCAAAAAGAACGGGAAGCCTCGTTGCCGCCCAATTAATTGACGGTAAAATTGGCGTTGGTGTTATGGAAACCTTTAGCTCTGATATTGCTATTGATGAGCATAAAATGACCCAAGCAATACATGATTGGGCTTTAAAGTACAGACCCACCCACATTGCTTATGATAAGTACGCAACCGCCTCTATTGCCCAAAAATTAGAACAACAGAATCACAAATTAGTTGATATTTCAGGGCAGGTGTTTTATCAAGCATGTGGAGAGCTTGCCGACTGTTTGACAAATAATAGGTTGGTTCATAGTGGTCAGGAATACTGGGTGCAATCTATGAACAACTGCGCTAGTAAACAAAACGACGCAGGTTGGAGAATTATTCGTAGAAAATCAGCTGGAGATGTGACAGCCGCAATTGCAACAGCAATGTGTGTTAATTTACTTAGCAAGCCAATTTCTGTTCCAATGATCTACGCATGACAGTTAAAAGTGATATAATTCTCTAATGGGATTTTTCCGCGATTTAATCGGCATAACACCAAAAACTGATATTAAGGCTGAGTTAGCCCCTTCAGTCATGGGCGATACTTTTAATTACTTTCAACCATTTCAACCATTAAGTTTTGACAGAGCTGAGGCAATTACAATTCCTTCAGTTCAACAAGCACGCAACATTATTTGCGGAATTATTAGCGGCATGAAACTTTCTACTTACTCAAAAGCAACTGGCGAGGAAATACCTAATTTACCTTGGGTTAACCAATTAACTAAAAACGCGCCAAACAATGTAACCCTTTCTTGGATTGTTGATTCATTAATTTGGTATTCTGTAGCCTACCTTCAAGTAAAAGAAGTTTATCAAGACGATAATCGTCCTGCAAGATTTGAATATGTTGTCAACTCAAGAGTTACGGTTGAATTAAATAATAACAACACGCTAGTCAAAACCTACCATGTTGACGGCAAACCTGTTCCAATGGAAGGTATTGACAGTTTAGTTACAATTCAAATTGGTAAAGATTCTCTTTTAACTTCAGGCGCAAGAATACTTAGATCAGCTGCGGATTTAGAAAAAGCCGTTGCAGTTGCTTCATCTACACCGCAACCAGCTGGAATCTTAAAAAATAATGGCGCTGACATGGGCGAAAAAGAAGTTGCAGGATTATTGTCCGCATGGCGTCGCGCTAGAGAATCGCGAAGTACCGCATACTTAACTGCAAGTTTAGAATACCAAGCTACTTCATTTTCTCCTAAAGATATGATGTATGTGGACGCTTTACAAAACATGGCAGCTCAAATTTCAAGACTGTTTAACATTGACGCGTTTTATTTAAATGCAGATCAAAATGCGTCCATGGTTTATCAAAATATATTAGATAACCGTCGTCAACTTGTTTCGTTTACTTTAGCACCTTATATTCAAGCAATTGAACGCCGTTTTTCTTTAGACGATCTAACACCAATGACTCAAGAAATCCGCTTTGACATTGATTCAGGATTCTTGCGCACCGACCCAATGGAAAGACTTGCAGTAATTGAAAAGATGTTACAACTAGAACTAATAACTGTTGAACAAGCGAGAGAAATGGAAGAACTAAGCCCAAATGGAAATAATTAATTTTAGCGCAGATTTAGAAGCTTCAGAATCTCGGAGAATTATCGCTGGCAAGATTGTGCCGTTCGGTAACGAGATTGGAAATACAAGTGCAGGCAAGGTTATATTTGAGCAAAATTCAATTCAAATAGATGACCCAAAAAATGTAAAATTACTTTTAGAGCATGACCCTAAAATGCCAATTGGTCGCATGAAAAATGTTACTGAGGATTCAAATGGTATTTATGCAGAGTTTAAAATTTCTAATACAACTCGTGGCACAGATAGTTTAATTGAAGCGTCTGAATCGCTTCGTTCGGGCTTAAGTGTTGGAGTTGAAGTTATCAAAGGAAAAAACAAAGACGGAGTATATCGCGTAAGCGCGGCTCGTCTAATTGAAGTTTCGCTAGTACAGGCAGCCGCTTTTCAAACTGCCGAAGTAACTAGCGTTGCTGCGTCTGAAAATACAGAGGCAGTTTCAACCGAAACCAAAACAGAAATAGAGGAAATTGTGGAAAACACAACAACCGATACACCTGTTGCGACCGAGGTAGTAGAAACCCCAGCGGTTGAAGCTTCTCGCCCAACAGTAACAGCGGCGGTGTATACAACACCACGCGTTGCACCAATGACTTCAGCTCAATATCTTGAGAACTCAATCAGAGCAGCAATGGGTAACGACGAATCTCGTCAACTTATTCTTGCAGCTGATTCAACCACTTCAACAAATACAGGTTTAACATTACCTTTGCACATGCAAGAGTTTGTTACTTCATCAATTTCAGATCGTCCAGCAATTGACGCGATCAGCCGCGGTACATTACCTGTCAGCGGACTTAGTTTTACTGTCCCTAAATTGACAGTAGCCCCAACCGTTAATGAAGTTAACGAGGGTGCTGCAATGACTAACGACGAAATGGAATCAGGTTATTTAACTGCTTCAGTTGTTAAACTAGCTGCAAAAAATGAAGTTACTTGGGAACTCATTGATAGAAGCTCACCTGAATTTATAAACGAGTTACTTCGTGAGTTAAATGACGCTTACGCTAAAAAATCTGACAAGTTAGTATTGCAAACGATTGTTGCAGACGGAACAATTGCAACTTCAACAACAGCTGACGCAGACGGATTACAAGCTTTCCTTGCAACAGAGGCAGCGGCAGCAAAGAAGTCAACAGGTAAGTTTGCTCGCAACCTTATTGCTTCGACTGATGTTTGGGCTTCAATTATGGGCATGCAAGATTCAAGCAAGCGCGCTCTTTACATGGCTTCAAATCCTCAAAACAACTCAGGTAATGTTTCAGGTCAATCAATAACTGGAACTGTACTTGGCGCAAACCTTTATGTTGACGCTAATGTTTTGGCTTCAGGATTCATTGATGATTCTTGCTTCTTAGTAGTACCTGAAGCAATTACATATTACGAGTCACCTGTTACAAAATTACAGGTTCAACTTTCTGATAATGGAAAGATTTCAGTACAGGTTTATGGATATGCAAGCGTGCTAACAAAGCAAGCAGGCGGAATCCGCAAGTTTAACAAGACTTAATTAAGTCTGTTAGTAACTGTAAAGGGGCTTTGGAAGCCTTAGCCCCTTTACTCTAAGAAAGGTAATTATGGCAGCCACATTTTGTACTGAAGCCGAGTTGCGAGCAAACCTTTCTTTGGGCAGCCTGTATTCCTCCGCCACAGTTGAGGAAGTCTGTGAAGCTGGACAAAACATAATTACAAATTACTTATGGAAAAACCAAGCTTTCAATTCTGCACACTCACACATTATTGGATTTGGTACATTGTACTTTGATACACCTCATGATTTTTTTATTAATCAAGTAGTAACAATCAGCGGTAACGGCGCAACTTTTAACGGTTCTAAAACAATTACTGACATAGATACATATTCAATTACTTTTGTAACTTCACACTCAACGGTTGAGCCAATTCACCCGACTTCACCTTATGGAACTGTTGCTGCAACAGACTATGTTACATATAGCACTATTCCAGAGATAAAATTGGCGACTTTAATGGTGTGTACTGAAATTTGGCAGGCAAAACAGGCA